GTGTAGACGGTGCTCCAGTTGATCCCACAGGTGACGGTCACATCAGTGGCCGCGTCGGTGTCCGTGTCGAAGATCAGGACCGGCGCTTCCAGCGTGGTGGGGTCTTCCGCGTTGTAGGCGGATTCCTCCTGCACGTAGCTCTGCTGCCACTTGCCCTCCTCTGGCGTGCTGCCGCTCGAGGTGAAGGTGGCTTTCGCGGTGAAGTGCTTGCCGGCGAACTTCACCGTCTGCCCCTGGCGGTAGAAGACGCCGGAGGCGTAGCTCTCATCAGGGCAGGAACGGCGGATGGATATCTCGGCCGAAAGCACCACACCGGCACCTTCCGGCGGGATGGCATTGGTCTGGGTGACAGCCAGCACTTCAGCACCGCCGGGGGCAAGCGCCCGATCGATGCCGCCACCACTCACGCCCGGGCGTGTCTGCAAGATCGAGTTGCGCACCGGCACCCGGGCGCTGGTCGTGTTGACCAGCTTCAGGGTCACGCGGCGTTGCGTCGCCGTGCGGGTGTCGATGAGGCGGCGAACGTAGACGCGCTTGCCGATCGCAAGGGAGACACCACCAGAACCCGTGCCGATCGCGGCATCGGTGTCGGCCTGCAGCGCAGCGCCGGTGATGTCGATCTCGGTGGCGGCGCTGCTGCTCCAGGCGTTGGCGGCGAGAGTCGCGCGCCAGTCCATTCCGTTGGGGTTTTCGATCCAGACCAGGGTGCCGGCCGGGAGGCTGTAGCCGCTGGCAGCCAGGATCGCCGGCACTGCTGGATCGGTGCCAACCGCCAACGGTTCCTGCAGGACGATCGCGCTTCCAGAGATGGAGGCGACGATGCCGAGGGGGATGCGGCGGATGTTGCCGGTCTGATCGGCGACGCTGCGGGCGGTCTTGATCCGATGGAGGTTCCAGTTGCTATCCAGCGGCACGCTGCTGGTCTGGTAGCCCCGCGCCACCGCGACACAGCCGCCGAAATTGGAGGTGGAGTTGCTGAACTCCATCTGGGCGCCACTGTCGGCGAAGTGGTGGCGGCCTGCACCGATGGCAAAGACCGACACCAGTTGCGCGAAGGCATCGTTTAGCGCGGTGATGTGACGGCTCATCCGCCGCGGCTTCATCCGCACGTCGTCAGATTCGCTGTCGATCAGCTCCTGGTAGTTGACCGGGGCACGCCAGGCGCCAGAGCGGTAGATCTCCCAGCAGCTCAGGTCGCGTTGCTGGCTGATGCCTGTGAATTGCGCCGCCACCAGGCTTTTCAGGCCAGCCAGGCGAGCGCCATCCCAGAACACGCCCGACATTCCCCATTCGGTGCGCAGGCTGCAGTTGTAGATGTACGGGCTTGCTCCCTTGACCGTGTCCCACGCCTCGGATGGGTTGCCGCTGATCGGCCCCACCGTCTGCCATTCGGACGGCCGGGTGACCGTCAGGGAATTGGAGATGTTGCCGGTGTTGTTGGCACCGCCCATGGCGATCCGAACCTTGGCGTAGAGCTGGTCCAGGTCGGCCTGGCTCGCATTGTGGAAGCAGTCCAGCAGGTGGTGACTGCTGCTGGCACCGAGCGCATCGCGGAAGGTGACCCCGTAGACGTAGCTGGTCGAGGTGATCTTTAGGATCCCCACCCGGTTGCTGTAGTCGGCGGCCTCATCCGCCGCGACCGGCACGTAGGAGGGGCGAACGGTGGATTGCCGCAGGCTGAGCGGCGCGCTGGCCGTGGCGTAGCGGGGCAAGACGATGCCGCCGCTGTTGGGGTTGAAGGCAATCAGGTGGTTGGGGGTCGGATCGAAGCCGGCCGCCGGCCATTCCGTCACCGGGATGGCGTAGCTGGAATTGCCAGGGTCGTTGTAGAAAATGTGCGTCCCCGGGCTCAGCTCCACCGATGGGCAGTCAACGTTCGCTGCTTCCGAGTTGATGGTGAAGAAGCTCTTGCTGGTCATCGCAACGATCTCGATCGCTGCGCGGTTGATGGTGCGGAAGGGCCGCTCCTTGCTGTAGCCGCAGGTGAGCCGCTGATTTTCCAGCCGCTTGAGCTTGGCGGCGATCTTGGCCGCATCGGGGGCCCCGCCCGGCTCCTCGAACCAGTTGTAGGAACCACCAACGAACCGATCGCTGCCGATGTAGGGGTTGATGTAGATGGTGAAAGGGCTGTTGAGCGGATCGGCCGGCTCGGTGTTGCCCGGCGCCACGTTGGCGTTGCCTGCCATCTGCAGCAGGGCGTCGATCGTGACGGCCAGTTGCTCCTTCGCCCGCAGCTGGCCGCCAGCTCCAAAGGCATTGAGGATGCCTGCGACGGCATTCGCGAAGCTGAGCCGGGCCATCTGCTGCTGCTGCTTCCAGCAGGCTAGGCAGAGGCCATCGCGGACAAGGGATGAGTTCGCTCGGCAATGATGAAGCGAACGTCGCCGATCGAAGCAAACTGGCCGCGGATCTTCTTGGTCTCGCCGGCCTGGGTGGAGAGTTGCACCTTGGTCAGGAGGATGTCCATCTCGTAGAAGAGGCACTCCTCCCGGATGAAACAGACCCCGTTCGAGTGTCCCCGAGGCCCATCGGCCACCAGCAGGCGGATGGTGCCGGTGCCCCCCTTCTTGGTGAGCATGTCGAGGCGGAGCATGGCGGAGCTGGGGCTGACGCCAGGGGCATAGATGTTGCTGAGCTCTCCGGAGAAGCTCCCGGCGCCCCGCACCTGGCCGGCGAGCACCGCCCCAAAGGCCTCGCCGATCGCCCCCTGGTCGAGGGCGGTGGTGTCGGTCTCCACCTCCCAGCCGGAGAGATCCGCTTGCCGCTTCCAGCCCCGCTCATCCGCCGCGGCCCCCGCGTCCCGGATCACAGGCGGCAGGGCCGGCACGATGTCCTCCAGCCCCACCTCAGCCTCCTCAGGGCGTGTGATGGTGAGGGCCAGGGCCAGCAGGGCATCTGCATAGCCGGCGCGGTCGCTGGCCACGCTGAGGATGAGCCGATCGAATCCCACCAGGCGGAGTGGCAGGCGGCTGAGCTCGCCGCCGTTCACCGCACCCACCTCGAGGCTGTAGAAGGTGGCGCGCTCTAGGGCATCCTGGTGGATGTAGGCGGTGGCCTGCTGGCTCAGGCCGACGGTGCCGGGGTGCTCCCAGAAGGTGGCGTTGTCGTCAGGGCCCCAGAAGGGCGGATCGGCGCCGACGCGGTGGAGGGTGGCCGGGCCGCTGGAGGCGGCATCACCCCAGAAGGAGTGGCCGTCGGGACAGTTGGCGTAGCCGGTGCCGAGCACGTCGAACGGCAGGCCCAGGGGGGCGGTGAGGAGCACCTGGTCGCCGTTGAGAAAGCAGGGCTCTTCCAGCCGCAGCCGCACCACGCTGCCGGGGGCATCGAGCAGGTCATCGGTGAGCACCACCGGCCGGGGCCAGCTGCGGCTGAGGGTGAGGGTGCCGATCTCGCCGTCGATCGCCATGGTTCAGAACCGGCCGCTCATGTCGCCGTTGACGGTGAGGGAGAGGGAGCAGGAGATGAGCTCCCGCACCCGGACCGGGGTGCCGAGAGAGGCGGTGAGGACGTCCATGGTGAAGTCGCCGCGCGCGGAGCCGCGACGGGTGACGATGCGCAGGGTGTCGACCTCGTCGTTGTCGTTCCAGATGTTGTTCGCCATCGCCACCGCAGCGGCGTTGTCTGGGTCGTAGAGGAGGGTGCAGCTGATCTGCGACTCGCGCATCCCCTTGGTGCTGGTCGTGGCCACCTGGCCCACGCCTGTGGTGGGCAGGATGTCACGGGAGACGGAGACGCTGACGTCGGTGATCTTGCCCACCAGGGAGCCGTTCCAGTAGACGTCGCTCTGGGTGGTGTTCCTGACGCCCATCCCTGTTCAGCTCATGACCACGCCAGCAGGCTAGGCAGGCCCTAGTCTTGCTCCCCACCACCGGAGCCTTGCCCCCCACCACCGGCGGCGGCCGGGCTGTTCTGCAGCCGGGCCTGTAGCTGCACGGGCAGGGTGCAGCGGTGGCGGTAGGTGTGAGAGGTCCGCGGGGTGGGGGCGCCTTGGCCGAGGGGCCAGTACCAGCGCAGGCCGGCGCCGGTGGTGACCGACTCAATGAAGGCCTTGTGATCTGCCGTCACCCCGGTGAACAGGATGTCGGGCAGCGTCAGGGGCAGCAGGCCGGAGTAGCTCTGGTGGAAGGTGGCCAGGATCTCGGTGGCTCGATCGGTGGTGATGTTGCCGAACTCCAGCTCCAGCGCTCCACCGACGGCGACGGTGCTCCACAGCCGATGGTCTTCGATGCCGGCTTCTGACATCGCGCTGGTGACCGGATGGCGGGGCATGACGAACGCGAAGGCGGTCGGCTCGATGGCAGGGAAGAGGATCGTCACCCTCGGATCACCCAGGCGGTGGGCTCATCCCAGTCTGCAGCCAGCAGCAGGCGGCCAGCGTCATCAGTGGGCATCAGCAGCGCCTCAATCCGCTGCCGTCCGTCATCGGTAGGGCTGACGCGCATCACCCG